CTTTGTCACCAGATCAGCTTGCTTCAGTTCTGATAAGAGACAGGTTAATAGATGACATAGCTCAGTCTGAAACCACAAAAATGCAAGCTATACTTTCTAACAACCCTAAGTTTAGGGATGCAGTTATTTCCCTTACCCCAGATGAGCTAGATCTTGTTAATGACGGCTTACGAGCAAGACAGCCTGTTGTCGAATCTATTTTTAATAAGTTTACGGATGCAGATAAAGCAGAGATATTAGACGAGCTAGAACAGTTTTATCAATCGGAAATTACAGATCAAATTGCTTTTGGTCCCGCTAATGAGCTAAAACCAGCACGAGTGTCTCGTCAAAGTAATGATGAATTTTTTAAGGATAACATTAACTCTTTGTTAGCCCTTGAGTTAGAAGGCCTAATGAATGAATTTAACATTGCAAAAAACAACCAAAAACTGGTTCAGTTAACTGAAGAGTTAGCAAACAACATGCCAGCAGCTACTCGTGACAAGGATGCCTTTGACCAAACGATAGCCAATGATCCAGACGGGCAAAAAATGTTGACGCTTCAAGATGTTGCTGCAAAGACAGAAACAACGAATGGTCAAAAAGGATTTCAGGCCGCTGAACCATACGACAATGAAGACGACTTCACTAGGTTCGCTGTGCGATCAACTATGCAAGAGGCAGAAAAACTAGGTCTTGATGGCGTTATCTTCCCTGACGATAAATATTTGGCTACACAACCACAGCGCATGGGTGCTAGACCTGAAAAGATAGTTGAGAGTGATCCTTTTATTAAGCGTTATGGAAAGATAGTAGATGAAGAACTAAAAGAATTATCTAAGGCAAATCAAAACGCAGGTGTTAGGGTATACAACGCAGATGATGGTGGCATGTTAACTGATGGCTTAGTAATTCAAAACAGACCAGAAGTACTTATAGGCAATACAACTCAAACGCCGTTTACAGTAAATGCCATAGATAGAAATAATATTTCTAACCTTGAAGTCCTGCAACCGCTAGAAGAAGCCGAAAGAGCGCAAAGAGCCGTGGTCAAAGAGTTGTTTGCCAACTTGACAGAAAGTCAAAAGGATCTGGCTAGGGCAAGAATGAGAGGGGACTCATACGCTGAATTAACTGCTGGAGACGGTGCTGCAATTGGAAACTTTGAAAGCGCTAGAGTAGCGCTTTCACAAGCAAAGCGTCAACTTATGGATGCTAAAAAATCACTTGTACAAGAATACCGATCACCAATTCGTGTGGTAGAATTTGGTGGACCAAACGATGGATTACAGGCAGAAGCAAATAGACAAGTAGTTCGTCGTCCCATTAGACGCGCAGCGGGTGGTATGATAAGATCTGGCATTGGCTCTATGGCTAGGGAAGTGCTGTAATGATAACTGGAAAATCTAAGACAAAAGTTAATAAGGTAGTCAGAAAACTTGAAAAGGCATCGAAGGCGCATGCTAGTCAAGCAAAGACACTATCTAAACTTGTCAAGAAAACAAACGGTGGTATGGTCAAGGGCTTCAGCCCTATTGCCCGTCCACAGAGATTTAAGGGTGTATTCTGATGGCATCAAGAAAACGTATTACAAGTCACAAGAAGTCGCGTCAGCAGAAAGAGTTTCGTGGCATTGCACAGCGCCGTGATATCGATGTCGGAGAACCAGAGTTTCGCGGCATGGCTGAACCAAAAAGGTTGCGTGACCCTTTGGCTTTTGAAGACCTGACTAAAGAAACAAAGCCAACTGTGTTACCGAAGTCAAAACCAAAGCGACCAGTAGCAAAAAAGAAGTCTTCAGGTGTTACGTTTGACACCAGTGGTACATTACCGGGTAAAACAATCAAAGGTAAAAAGTTAGGCGGCGCTTTGATGAAAGCCCGTGGCGGCACATTCAAGGGAGTGTTCTAATGTCAGATAAGGTAAAGATTAAAAAGATACCGATGAAGATACTGTCCCCCAAGGAACTCAAAGAGTTGCAGTTTGATAGGGGAGTAAGCGCAGGCGGAAGTGGAAGCGCGAACACAACCAAGGGCGGCGGATATAAACGTGGAGCTTATGGTAGAGGTGTGGGTGCAGCTAAAGGTAAATTCATTTCTTCCAAGGCTGTTATGAAAGCTCGTGGCGGCACATTTAAAGGGACGTTTTAATGGCACTACCACCACAGATGGTTGACATGGCTATGGGACCCGGTGGTCCCGGCATGACTGATGAACAATCAATGACCGAGGTTCAAGTACCGAATACGGACTTACCAGATCTTCCGCCCAACATTGAGTTGATTGGCGCTGAAGAAATGCCCATGGAGATAGAGACGGAAGTCTATGATCACAACGCTAACTTAGCTGAGATCTTGGACGATTCGGACCTTGGCACTTTGTCCTCGGACCTTAGTACTAAGATTGATGAGGATAAGTCGTCGCGTGAAGATTGGGAGTCAGCCATTGCGAAGGGGCTGGGTCTGCTTGGTATTAATTATGAAGAGCGCAACGAGCCGTTCATGGGTGCGTCTGGTGTGACACATCCGTTGTTGTCGGAAGCTGTGACGCAGTTTCAGGCACAGGCGTATCGTGAGATGTTACCACCGGGCGGTCCTGTAAAGACACAGATACTAGGGGCACAGACACGCGAGTTGGAAGATCAGGCCCAGCGTGTCAAGGACTACATGAATTATCAGATTACGGAGATAATGGAAGAGTTTGATCAGGACACAGATCAAATGCTTTTTTATTTGCCGATTACTGGTTCTACCTTCAAGAAGGTGTACTTTGATCAAACTAAACAACGTGCGGTATCAAAGTTTGTGCCTGCTGAAGATTTGGTTGTTCCGTATGCTGCTTCTGATTTACGCACTGCGGAGCGTTACACACATGTCTTCCGTATGACAGAAAACGAAATACGGAAGCTACAAGTTGCAGGGATATATAAAGATGTTGACTTGTCTCCAAACGAAGATGACGAAAGTGATTCAACGATCCGTGGAAAAGCTGACGAGATTCAAGGTTTGCGCCCGGGGTACTCTGATGAACTGGTTACACTATATGAAGTCCATGTTGACCTTGACCTTGAGGGATTCGAGGATATGGATCCGCAAGGCCAAGCTACGGGTATCAAACTGCCGTATATTGTCACTATGGACGCAGATTCGGGCAAAATTCTTTCGGTAGTACGCAACTATCGTGAGAACGATCCGATGCGCCGCAAGCGCGATTATTTTGTACACTACAAGTTTTTGCCGGGTCTGGGCTTTTATGGCTTTGGCCTGTTGCACATGATAGGGGGCTTGAGCCGTGCAGCAACTTCAATACTACGCCAGCTTATCGATGCAGGCACTTTGTCGAATTTACCGGGCGGTTTCAAAGCGCGTGGCGTCCGCATCAGAAACAGCGATGACCCTGTTAACCCGGGCGAGTTCCGCGATCTTGATGTCCCCGGCGGTGATATTCGCAATGCTCTTATGCCACTCCCATACAAGGAGCCTTCTGGTACGTTGGCTCAACTACTCGGGGTGGTCGTTGATTCGGGTAGACGATTTGCACAAGTCGCAGATACAAAGGTCGCAGATGTCAACTCACAGGCTCCCGTGGGAACAACAGTGGCCCTGATTGAACAGGGTTCAAAAGTTATATCAAGCATACACAAGCGCCTGCACTATGCACAAAAGTCAGAGTTCAGGATGCTGTCTGAAATATTTGCTAACAATCCTATGCCGTACCCCTATCCTGTTGGAGGCAATGTGAACCCGCAGATCATGGCACAGGATTTTGACGGGCGTGTAGATATCCTTCCAGTCTCTGACCCGTCGATCTTTTCTATGGCACAACGTCTGTCACTGGCACAAACACAACTGCAACTGGCACAGGCTGCGCCACAGATGCACAATCTGTATGAAGCCTATCGTCGTATGTATGATGCGCTTGATGTCAAAAACATTGATAGTATTTTGCCACCACCACAACCACCCGCACCAAAAGATCCGGCAACAGAAAACTCAGAAGCCATGAAGGGCAAGCCGCCGCAGGTATTCCCGCAGCAAGATCACCGCGCACACATTCGTGTACACGCGGCGCTGTTGCAGTCACCTGCACTGGCAGCAAACCCGCAGGCTTTCTTGGCGTTGCAGTCACATGTACAGGATCACGTCTCTATGTTTGCGCGTGATATTGTGCAGG